GGGCTCCAATAATTTTTAATTACACATTTGATGTTAATGAAGTGATAGACGATTCTGCTAATGGAGTTGCGTCTTTCAAAATTTATGATCCTAGCAAGGATGAACTTATTTTGGCTGATGAAGCAATTGGTCAATCTACATTAAGTGTTACAAATGCTGGTGTGTTTAACGTCGATGATGCAATTGAAGTAACGCAAAATGATGGAACTCTTTTGGCAACGACTATCAATGCCGTCGATAGTATTGCTGGAACAATAACAAACGATAATGCGCTGACTGTTGCCGCCGATGTTGGAAGAAGAGTAAGAGTGATTTTTGGTTCTTCTGTTAATATGTCAGAGTTTGGAACAGCAAATTTGAATACTCGTGATTGGGGTTATCATGGTGTATTTGACGATTCTATTTCTGCGCACTCTGATACTAGAGCCAAGGAAGGTCTTGACGTTGACATAGAAGTGAAAGTGACTAATGGTGTTAGGAATTCAACTGATACTATCTGTGCCATTATAAAAGAAGATGATTGTGGCTAAGAAAATTTTCGAGCGTTATAATAGAGTGTCATGTATAGGCGACATGCGCGAGCGTGTGAAACTTCATGAAAGATCAATGCAAGCACCTGTATTTGACAGTACCGATGTGTCAGAAAATTTTGAAGGAACAAAAGTTGTTTGGGCAAATGTGATCACTGTGACGGGGCAAACATTTTTCTCAGAAGCCAATGTTGATGTGTCACTCACGCATGTGATAATTATTCGATATGATAACGCTGTAAGTTCTGAAACGTGGATTGAGCTTGAAAATAAAAATTTAAGAATTGTCAGTGTTGAAGATTTAGACATGAGACATGAATTCATGAAGTTGCGATGCACAAGTCGTGGTGATAAAACTCTTGGAGCAGCACAAGGATGAGTATTGTTGGTTTTGAATCTGATCTTCGCAACACCAAAGTATTCAAGATATTGAGTACATTGCGACCACGAACACGTGAATCAATACGGAGAACGTGGTTTGCTGTTGGTAGAGATTTGAAAAATGAAGCAAATAAAGAAATACTGCGTACACCAAAAAGTGGTACAACGTACATCATTCGTAGCAAAAGTGGCAGGGCAAGGCGGCATGTAGCATCAGCACCTGGTGAAACTCATGCCAATCTCTCTGGTGATTTGCGTAAATCAATTGGCTGGAAGGTACACGGAGCAGAGCGGATGGATTTTGGATATGGTTTCTCAACAATTGAAAGCACTCGTTCACCAGAATATGACCATGTTATTGAAGATGGATTTCAGTTTAAGGATGGGCGAGAAATTAAGCCGCGCCCCAGCATTGCAAATGCAATTCAATCTGTGAAGCGATCCACACAGGATCACTTTCGCAAAGCAATGTTGAAACAATTCACGAGAGTGTAATGAGAGCATCTGATATTGTTACTCAGCTTAGTGTATTGCTGCCGCAGCTCACAGACAAATTCACTGATAGTGTTAGTGTTGCTAATATGAGCAGATCTGGCACTGAAATGACAGTTATGTGTAATGAGCAGCATGAATTGGAAGTTGGTCAAGCATTTGCTATTATAGGGTCTGATGTTCCGATTCCTATTTCATCTTTGACTAGATTTGGCACGATTGGGACTCTGGTGACTGCTACACGTCATGATCTCACAAATGCTATTGCTGAAACTATTAGAATTACTAATGCAACAGAATCTGAATTTAATGATACATTTACTATAACTAACATTGAAAATAGAACTACTATTATATTTGTGATGGAAGATTCTGGGGCCACAAGTGCTACTGGTTCACCAATTTTGCGTGACGCTGAATCTAAATTGCGTGACTACAACACAACTTATGAAGTTAATGATGTTGTTGATGCCGTAACTTTTAAGTTTACACACTCAGTTACTGATTTACCTGATCCTGATGGTGCGATAACTCTTGGTGTCAAACCGCGTATTTCATCAGGTATAAATATTGAACGCATACGACAATTGTACACTCAATCCAATATGGATGAGTATTGGGCATTTGTGGTGCTTGGTGCTGTTAACGCATCGCAAAGCCGACTTATTGAGTCTGATGCATTAGATAATCAACAGCGTAATGCAAATTTCAGGCAACAAATAATTGAGCCATTCACGCTTTATATTTTCATTCCAGTTGTGAGTGAAATTGCTGCTCGTGAATCTAGAGATGAAGCATCAGATTTGTTCCGACCAATACTCAGGTCACTATTGGCCAGTCGTTTTAGTACAGGGCTCTATGCCGATGTGCTCAATATGGTTCAATTTATTGGGCATGACGTGTATTCGTATGATACATCATTGTATATTCACGCATATAGTTTTCAACAAGTTGCGGATATTTATGAAGATGATACTGTTGGGCCCGATCTTGATGTTGCGTTCCGTGATATTGATTTCAGTATCTTCAGTGATTTTGGAACGCAAGTTGAATTCATGCAGGGCACACCTGTTCTGGATGATGAATCGCTATAGGAGATGGCATGCTTGAAACAACTAAGCCTATTGAAATAAAAATTCTAAAGGATATGGGCCAATATAAAGCTGGTGATTTAATTCGTGTTACTGCAGATGAAGATGGCGTGCCGCTTGATCAATTTTGGAGACGACGTTTGAAAGACTCTAAGGATGATAGTTGTTGTGAGATTGTTATGCCAGCGGCAAAGCAAAATATTGTACAAAAGAAAACAGAAATTGTAACTGAGGAGAATGAATAATGGGTGGAACGCAAATTCTGCAACCTGAAGTTTCGATAGCGCTGGCTAACGCAGATCGCGCAGTCAGCAACACAGATCAAAAAGTGCTTATTGTTGGTCAACAAGTGGCGGCGGCGACCGCTGTTAGTGGTGAATTGCAACAAAATCTTGCGAGTACGGGCGCGCCTGAGAATGCTTTGTTTGGTGAAGCGTCACAAGTTGCGGCTATGGTTCGCGCGTTTAGGGAGATCAATCCTTTAGTCCAAGTTGATGTTATTCCACTAGATGACGGGGCAGGAACAGCGGGCACAAAAGTAATTACTATCGTCGGTACAGCTACAGAAGCTGGAACATTGGTAGTTGTCGCTGGTTCTGAAACGCTACATCGTTATGAAATTGCTGTTATCATTGATGATACTGCTACTATTATTGGTGATGCTATTGAAGCTGCAATACTTGCTGATACAAAGTGCCCCTATACAGCAAGCAACTCTACTGGTACAGTTACACTAACTTGTGATAATAAGGGAACTGTTGGTAATGATCTTGGAGTTGAAACTTCAGGAACTATTGCTGGTATTACTGGAATGGCAGTTACAATTGGTGTTACTGGCGCGACTGATCCAACACTTACTGGTATTCTGGATGTTGCAACAGATCGTTATCAAGGTATTGTTTGGCCGTTTGTTGCTGGCGCTGCGCTAGACACTTTGCTTTTGTGGCTAGATGCTAGGTTCAATCCTGATAACGCAATTGAAGACGGTGTTGCATTTACTACTATTGTTGAGTCTTATGCAAATTGTCTTTCTGCTAACAATGCTGAAAATTCGCCTAGCTTGGTTATGTTTGATGATAAACTTGAAAGTGAAACCAACTATAAAGGCGCGGCTCAAAATGAACCAACTTATTCTAAGTCGGCAATGTTTGCAGCTATTCGATCTTTGAGACTGACTCCTGATTCCTCAATTGGAAGGTATCTTACGAGTTCAGCTTCACTAGATCAATTTGGTGGGCCTGCGTTGGCATCGCTGCCTTATTTCAATACGCCAATTCCGCAAATGCCTAACATTACAGCGCCGCGTGGTTGGACTACTGGCGAAGTTGAATTGCTTCTTGCTGCTGGTGGTTCAGTTATCGGTGCAAATGCTACTGGTACTGCCGCGTTGGTTGGCGAAGTTGTCACAACGTACAAAACTGATAGCGCATCAAATGCGGATATTACTTGGAAATTTTTGAATTATGTAGACACGTCCAGCAATGTTCGTGAATACATGTTTAATAATTACAAGAGTCGATTTGCTCAAACACGTCTCACTGAGGGTAGTGTTAGTCGTGGTCGTGATATGGCAAATGATGTTGTCATTCGAGCATTTACGGAGCAGCTGTATAAGACACTTTCTGGGCCAAATTTTGTTCTGGTTCAGTCTGGTGAAGATGCTTTTGTATACTTCAAGGACAACTTGACTTTGGTCATTGATCTTGAACTTGGTAAGGTTACAATCACGATGTTCGTGCCAATTGTAACGCAACTTCGACAAATTATTGCGACCATCAAAATCGCATTTGATACGGAGAGTTAAACACTATGCCCATTCAGCTATCTGATGCATCAGTACTCGTCAACGACGAGGTTATAATGATCGTTCCTAATACTCTGAAGTTCACTGAAGGTTTCGGTGAGCAAAGTGTCAGGGCTGGCTCTGTTGGTGGTGGTGCAGTTGAGCAGGTTTATTCTCGTGATGTGGAAACTGCCCTGAGTAAAATCATGTTTGACGTTCACACCACACCTGCGAATGTGAAGCTTCAGCGATCTTGGAAAGCCAATGCCAACGAGAATGTTGTGCAGATTGCCGGCAAAACTTCTGAGGGTGATATGACGCGCACCTTCACACAGGCAGCTATGACTGGTGATCCTGAAATTGAAATCGCAACTGAGGGCGTGATCAACATTGAGTTCATGTCTAACGCAGCTATCTAAGGAGGATAGACACCCGCCATGTCTGATGATTTTCAAATTGAATTTCAATATAGTTTGAAGAGATCATTTAGCTACTCGCATAAAGGTGATACTGTTGATGCAAAATTCATAACATTGACAGCACCAACGTCACGTACCGCTAAAGAATGTTCTGCTTTAAAGCAAGCATTCTTTAGAGCAATGAGTGAGCAGCAGACTGTAACTTCATCTGGTGAGGCAACTAACACTGATCTTGAAATTGAAGGTGGTGATGTCATGGCTTTGCTGGCCATGTCAACAGAAGTTGATTTGCCTGATGTTTTGGATGTTGGCAAGAAACTTTTTCAACAACCTGGAATAGCGTTGGTGGATGGTGAAGCGAAATTGGGTGGCACATTGATTGATAGGATGAGTCTGGATGATTTTGAAGATATGCTAGGTGAATATATGGTAAATTTTATTCTAGCATCTTCATTGACGCGACTGAAAGACAAATCATTCAGGGTATCACAAACTTGATGTCGTTCTTTGAGGGTGCACTGTCATATGAATACCTCAAAAATATGCCATTACCTGAGCTTGCTATGCTTCATGAAGAAGCAAGCAGAATCAATACAGCAAGAAAGGCGAAAAAATAATGCCCAATAAAGTTGTGTGGACATTTTTGGCTAATGATAGATTTAGCCGCATAGCTCAGCGTATCAAGACCAAAACTGCTGCTATGAAGAATCAGTTCAGGTCCCTGAACACAACAATGAAAAAGACAAGCGCGAAAATGAAAGCAATTGGGCAAAGCATGAAATATATGTCCATCATTGCAACAGGGGCAGTTATTGGATCTTTGAAGGCATTTGGTGATATGGAGAAAGGTATTACCAATGTGCTAACATTGATGGATGACGATCAAATGGA